TTGGTGGGACGTCGGCTATGGCCATGGGTCAGTTAGCTAGATGGATTCGTGGACAATCTCGTGTACCAATCTCTGCCTGGGAACATTGGGCTGGAGATCAGATCAGATTGGCGGGGGATAGGGGGGACGAACTTATTGCCGCTATCAAACGGTCTAGCTACGGGAATGGTAAAAAGACCCACTGTGTTTTGTGTGGAGCGGATAGGTGTGGTGATTGGTGGTCTTTGGACAATGTTGTTGGTCCGTGTTGTACGTTCAGCAAGTGTCAGAGGTCTTGTAAGGAAAAGCAGTAGTTATTTCTTACATGGAGAATGTTTATGCTTACGGTAAAACAAAGATTCGACAAGTTTGACACTGAGTATCCAGATGTATATGTCATTTTCAAGAACATGGCTACAGAAGCACTGTCTTGTGGTGCGACCGTCATCAGGCCGGACAAAATTATCCACCGTGTCGAATGGGCGATGATGACACACAGTAGAGAGCCGTCTCCCGAAATCGATCTGGCGTTCGGCAACCAATATGCGAGGAAGCTAGCAGAAGAGGACCCGAGGTTCCAAAACTTCTTTGATTTTCGGACCGTACATCAGCCGTCCCTGGATGGGTAGAAATATTCCCGAATAAACAAAACGCACGTATGCTTTTCTCGTATAATAGGGCAGTGACACGAGTCGCTGTCCTTTCCTTTTTTTGAGGGGTACGCTACATGAAGCGGGGTAGACTGCTGACGATCAAGAAACAGTTGACTGAGGTGAAATTGTTGAACACTGAGAACGAAAGAAAACTCAAGAGCTTGAACATAGTTTTCTATGCATGTCTCATCGGATGGCTTTGTACGATTGTTATGCTTGGGGTCGTCCTGTTTACGACGACGAACAAGCTGCAGTACCACAATCCTGAACCATACTTTGGTTGGGGATACTACGACACGGAGAGTTGTGATGGACGATCTACATCCTAATCATTGGACGCTGAACTGTTTCAAGCAGACAGTTACCACGAAAGAGTATCAGACGATTCTAGACAAGCATGGTAGCTGGGTGTTTGTACGCGGGCAGAAGGCGACCATCAAAGGGCAAAGAATAGGTCCTGGTCGTTATGAGGTTTGGTTGGAGATTCAGGTATGACACCAGAAGAGTTCTATGAGAAGTGGGAACCGGCGGATTGGCCAGCTATTTCACCATCCGACGTAACCAAGCGGGAGTTCATGGAAGACCTGGCTTCGCTGGTCATTGCATCTGGAGAAGATGTCGCTTTGTCTGAGCCCGAAGAAGAGACGGAATATCAGAAACTGAAGTGTCTATCGTGTAACAGGACGCTGGAATCTGATGCGAATCCGAACCCCTTTGTTGTCTCGCCTGTCTATGGTGGTGTTCGGTTCCGGACGAATGGTAACTATGGTTCTGACGTTTTTGATCCGATGCCTGTCAACTGCGAAGACATGCTTGAGGTAGTTGTTTGTGATAATTGTCTCAAGAAAAAGGCCAGTCGAGTTACTGTTATCAAGAATATCAGACGGAAAACAACCGCCACCAGAGAAGAGTTCAAGCCATAAATTGGAGCTAATACGATGGCAGCAAAAGCTAGGATTTACAAAGAAGAAGGTGCGATAGAAAACCCAGAGTTGTTGGATCAACTCAGGGCTGCTGTGGAAGAGTTGGAAGTAAGGATGAAGGCGACGGTTCCGATTAGTCGCGGGACTAGTAAGATTGGATTCGGTGTGAGCAAAGCGCAGCGTGGTATTGCTGCTGATGCTGTGATTTCTGTGGCTAGGGCTATCAAGGCCCTAAAGGGTTGGTAGAGAAGGGAGAGAATCATGAAGGTTGGTGACGTAGTTAAGATTGAGAAGTGTGCAGCGTGTCCGGCTGTTGTTGGTAAGACAGCCAAGGTGCGGGCAATCACCGATGGTCAAGTCGAATTGAATTTCGGCCGTGGTCGTCCCCAGGCGAATCGTCCGAAGACTGTCGCCGAGGGCGACGTTACTGTTGTAGAGGGGTAATTCGATGCGCAAGCTAATCGCTATTCTCGCATGCTCAACTGTGTTCTCTGTTGGTACGTGTTCGGTCGAGTCTTGGGGCGTAGCCCTTGGGCCGGTGTTCAACGGCGACACACTGTATGGTGGTATTGAAGTTGAACTCGATAACGGGTTGGATTTCATTGTTCCTGTCGTGGCTCTTGGGGATAATCTAGGCAACTAGATGGAGAATGTATCCATGAAGAATTTCCTTGTAGGTCTGCTAGTGTGTTGTTGTGTCGCTGCTGTTCCGAGCAGCGCTGATGCGTGTCACCACAGTATCAAGGCGGTGACCCTCGACCCTATCACTGCATGTGCTGGTGATGATGTTCAGGTTTCCGTTCAGGTAGAACTGTACGGCAGATTGTCTGACATCCGTAGATGGAAAAGCACCAGTATTGATGGTGTGTGTTATGATCACTCAAACCATGCCAGCTACAGTGGTCGTCGTACATTTACTGAGACATTTACGATTACAGCCCCTGGGGAACAGGGTGTCGGCAATGTGCAAGTCAAGACATTCGCTGGCGATTCGTGCCAGAATCATCAGAAAACGAAGAACGTTGATCTGACAGTTATCCAGTGCTGCACCGAATGCGAAGATGGTGATGATTGTGTTATCGAACAGGGCGATGGTTTCGTCACCATTACCTGTGGCAATACCATTGGCTATCTATACGATGGCGAAGACGGGGAAGATGGAGAAGACGGAGAAGATGGGGAGATTGGTCCACAGGGTCTTCCGGGTCTTTCGTGTACGGTAGAGCAGGATGGTTCGTGTGCTTTGATCGTGTGTGAAGATGGGACGAGCGCTGTCGTGTGTGATGGTGAAGACGGTGATGATTGTGAGATCGCCCAGACCCGAGATGGTGCCGAGATTTGCTGTGGCGAAGAGTGCGTAACCCTTTTCGACGGCTTGGATGGCCAGGATGGTATCGACGGTCAGGATGGCGAAGATGGCACAAGCTGTACTGTTCGTCCTAAGAGACGTGGTGGCGGTTACGTCATCGAATGCGAGGATGGTACGAGGGCAATTATCCGTCACGGCGAGGATGGAGAAGATGGTGAAGATGGTTTGTCTTGCTGGGATCTGAACGGCAATGGCGAAAAGGACTTTGAGTCACGTCGTCCATGTTTCTGCCGATACATCCCACAGCTTCCAATCTGTCAGGGAGATGATTTCACGGAGGATACGAATGGTGACGGCGTGATCAATGTGGAAGACTGCCGTGGTGAAGATGGGGAAGATGGGCAGGACGGAGAAGATGGTGAGGATGGTGAGTCGTGTTTCGTCACCCAGGAAGGTGATTGTGCTGTAATCCGCTGTGGCGACGATACTATGGCGACTATCTGTGATGGGGCGGATGGCCTCGACGGTCTTGACGGTACGTCGTGCTTTGCCGAACAGCGTCGTCGTGGTGCGATCATCCGCTGTGGTGAAACTCAGGCTATTGTGTGGAATGGTCTGAATTGTTGGGATCTGAACCAGAACGGTGTGGCTGATTTCTGCAGTCAACACATTCGTCGTATGTTCGATGGCGAGTGTCCGTCAGAGTTCGTTCTGGAATACCCATGCGACCTACCCGGTGAGACGGTTAGCAAGGCTCGTCAGGCTGCCAAGGTATACGATGGCTACACATGTGAGGCAGTTGTGAGTTGTGAAGAATATGTCGCTTCGACATTTGATGTTTCGGAAACAATCGCAGCAAGACTATGTGCCTTCACAGAAGACCTGAATGGAGATGGGGACATCAATGTTCTGGATTGTCGTGGCGGCGATGGCCTGGACGGAGAAGATGGCCTGGATGGATTGCCAGGCAGACCGGGTCGTGATGGAGAAGATGGTGCTGTTGGTCCTGTCGGTCCGCAAGGTCCCGTTGGCCCACAAGGCCCTGCTGGTCCTGCCGGTACAGATGGCACAGATGGCCGAGATGGTGTTGACGGGGTTGATGGTGTCGATGGTGTTGACGGCCTAGATGGAGAAGGCTGTGAGCTTATCGATAACCTAGATGCCACATGCACGCTTACTTGTGCGGATTCTGATGTAATCATTCAGGATTGTGGTGAAGGTGCCGTTATTGAGGAAGACGTCCCAGTTGGTGGGATGTGTGGTGCTTTCGGTGGCGTGACTCTTGTCGCAATGTTGCTGCCGCTTGGTATCGCTAAGTTCCGTGGGCGTCGATATCTAAGCTAGCCCGAGTGTAGTCCCCAGGTCGGTATCGGCCTGGTGGACACCGATTGGTTTCGGCACTTGGGAGTGAAAAATGGCAGATCAAATTGTGGAAGTCAGTATAGTGTTCCGTGGTTTTGATGCCGAAAAGAATGCAGAAGCATTTATGCTATACATGGACACCATTGAGGGTATGTTAGGTACAATCAACGGCATCAAACATTTTGGCGGATGCGTACAGCACATAACTGATGAACCAGAAAACAAGCTTATCATATTTGATGGTGACACAGGTGATGAGTTTGATGGAGATGAGGTAGAATGAAGATCGTAGCACTCGAAGCAGAAAACGTTAAGCATCTCAAAGTCGTGAACATTAAGCCAGACGGTTCTCTTGTTGTCATTGGCGGTGACAACGCTCAGGGTAAGACGTGTGTACTTGATTCTATAGAATACGCTCTTGGTGGTGCAGGTGCGATCCCATCTCAACCGATTCGCAAGGGAGAGAAGAAGGCGAGAGTAGTTCTGGATCTTGGTGAGATTCAAGTTACAAGGACTTTCACGCCCGGTGGAACCAAAGTTGTAGTCAAAAGCAAGGAAGGGGCTACATTTGCGTCTCCACAGGCGATGTTGGATAAGCTTGTTGGTGAGCTAACGTTTGATCCACTAGAATTCTCTAAGATGGATGCGAAGAAGCAGGCCGCTGTGTTGAAGACTCTGGTTGGTCTTGATTGCGACGAAATAGACGCACGATACAAAGAATTGTTCGATAGGCGGACGGTAGTCAACAGAGAAGGGAAGGCGACGAAGGCTACTCTTGAGGGAGTGGAGAAGCACGATGGTGTCCCGTCAGAGCCTATTTCTGTTCAGGAGTTGAGCGATCAGTATGCAGAAGCGGTTTCTCGTGGGACACAAATTGAGAGTGTTAGAAGAGGTTTGATCGAGGACAAGAAAGAATTAGATCGTCTCAGAGAGTCTATGGAGAGACTGCAGGAAAAGATAGTCAGAGACACAGAACGGTTTGACGAATTGTGTAAGGACCAGCCGAATGCCGATCGCATTAGAGAGCAAATGAGGACGGCAGAAACGACAAATGCAAAGATAGAAGAGAATCTTGCCTACGACAAGACCGAAGCTAAGCTGGAAGAACTCCGGAAAGAATCCGGTTCACTGACCCAGCAGATGGCGGCGTTGAAAGAGACCAAAGCCAAGATGATCGCGGAAGCCGAGTTTCCAGTTGACGGTATGGCTATCGAGGATGGTGTTGTGACTTTCGAGGGTATCCCATTCGATCAATGCTCTACGGCTCAAAGGATCAGAGTGTCTGTTGCCATGGGGTTGGCGATGAATCCAGAACTACGGGTTCTTTTGATTAGAGAAGGTTCGTTGTTGGACGAACAGAATCTAGCTATGATAGCTGAGATGGCTGACGATTTCGATGCACAGGTGTGGATGGAACGTGTCTCAAAGGGAGATGAGTGTCAAGTCATCATTGAAGATGGTTCTGTGAAGGAATAGGGAGCGAGTTATGTCTGACAAGTGTGTTGATCTTGGTGAACTTCCGAATGGTGCTCATCTGTATCGTGAACCGGATGGGGTTGGTGGATATAAATACTTTTCTGACGAGGTAGGGTGTGGTGTAATCGTCTGGATCACGAGTCTGGTGTCAGAGGGTACGCTACTTGCTGCGATGACCCATGAACACAAGAGAGTTTATGATGAGGCAGTTGCTGCAAGACGACAAAAGTTGGATAGAGATATGTCTATCGAGCAGGCTGCTGCGACTGGTGGTTCGTTTATCCCAGAACGGGATGACGTAGCTACTGATGTCCCATTCGTGCCACCACCTGGGGAGTCTAGTTGATATGTCGAGAGAGTATAAAGACCCGAAAGAGCAAGCTCGTGAAATGGTTATGGACATCTGCTGTCGTATTGAGAGGATGTGCAGGTATTCTCCACTAGACGACAAAGAGGTTGGAGATGAGTCTATTAAGGACAGAACAATTGTCGCAGGCCTATATCGGCTCTACCGGAATAAAGGCGAAAGCGAAAAGGCAGCAGGTAAGTTGGCAAGGATTAACGCGATCAGACTTGTTTTGAACGAGGTGTTTGCATGAAACCACTTTGGGTTATCCAAGAGAATATGGATGGTGTTGATACGAGCGGTCTTAGAGAAGAGATAGTCCGTCATGGGATGATCTTTGATCTAGTGCCGCATAGGCTTGGTGGCCAATTGGGGTTTGGTCAATACGACCCACAACAATGTATCCTCTATTATGGTGAAATTGATTTTGTGCGACAGGTCATCACGAGAGCACCATTTATCCCAGGTGCGTGGTGTAATTTCAAGAACATGCAGTGTAGCACATACTACGCATATCTTGGCGAGCACCTACTGAACGACAGATACATCATGATGCCGGTGGGTGACCTGCTGAGGCAAATAGACAGGATAACAATCGATTGGTGCAGCGATCGTGTGTTTATTCGACCAGATAGCGGAGCCAAGCCATTCACAGGGTATGTTGTTGATATCAAGGAAAAGCACAAAATCGGACAGCTTGTAGAGTCTGTCGGTCCCGATACTCTAGTAGTGGTTGCACCAGCGAAGGCGATAACTGCGGAGTGGAGATTTGTCGTTTGTGATCGCAAGGTAGTAACCGGCTGTCGATATTTACCAACAGAATCACCAGACTACCCAGCCGACTCTTTGCGTCTTGCAGAAAAGGTCTCACAACTAGAATGGCAACCAGATCTGTGTTACACAGTGGACATAGCCGAATCAGAAGGTGAAATGCGCGTACTAGAACTCAATAGTTTCAGTTGCTCTGGTTTCTACGAGTGCGATCCTGCTGCTATTGTCGAACACGCTAGTTGTGTGGCCAGAGAAGAATGGGCTGATTATTGTGCGTAGATGGAGGGAAAGATGTTTGGATTGGGAAAGAAGCGGTATGACTTTTATCTAGGAGGGCCGATGCGTGGCTATCCAGATCTGAATTTCAAGATGTTCGCGTGGGCGGCTCATATGTTGAGGTCTAGGGGGTTCACTGTTTGGAACCCAGCAGAACATGCCAACTATTTGAAGTCATCTTTCGGGGAATGTATGATTGAAGACCTGAATGCTGTTATCAATCAGTGCCGAAAGATTGCCTTGTTGCCAGGGTGGAATAAGTCTCTTGGTGCCAACATGGAAGCCTTTTGTGCTTTCGCTTGTGGCAAAGAAGCTGTGGAGATTAAACTAAATGAGGACAAGACCGATTTCGATCTTGCCCCCTTTGTGTTGAGTCGGTATCGTCTACCGTATTCGGACGTACCGGAAGAACATTTTGATCCACACGAGTAGGAAACTACTTTTCTCCATCTGCTTTGTTTGGTCTGTCGTCTTCGTCTTCGTCTTTGTCGATGATGGACTGCAGTTCGTCTCTTTCTCTCTTGGTTGCTTCTAGATCGAATAGCACGTATTGGATGCATATACTCAGATCTCTTAGAGATCCACCTATCCTATCCATATTTGCCTTGAGTTGTTCCTGTCTGGTTTTTGTTTCGTCGACCAGCGGAGCCAATTCTTTCTGTTTCTCTGGTGGTAATTGAGCGATTTTGTTGATTAGCTCTCTCAGCTTTTTGTTGAACACTTCCTCGTTCATCCCTAACCGTCCTTCCGTGAATCCCACACCACATGCATATTTGGAGTTTGAACGATGTCGTCCGCGACGACAGTTATCCGCCCGAACCTTTTCTTTCCCGAAATCAAGCCTGCGTAGCAGTGGCTAATTAGTTCAGTACAACTGAATCTAAGAGTTTCTTTGAAATCGAACGCGAAGTCGTAGTCACTCCCAACAGCAGCTTTCGCTCTTTCTATTGCTGTTTCACGATCGAGCCATGTTTGCTGGTCTTGCGCCAGATCGCCGCATTGGGGCCTAGGAGGCCTCAAAACTATCAGATGGTCCGTCCGCATGAAGTCGATGAGATCTTCCACTATGACCCCTTCGCTGACCGCGTGGACGACCTTGTGGTTCCCCCCGTCGAGTTCTCCCACGTACAAACCTGCGTGATTCCACCAGCCTGGGATAAGAAACTTGTCAACGTATCCTTCGAATCTCCTGATCAGGATGTCTCCGGGCTCGATGACTTCCTCCAGATCTCGATAATGCCTGCCTTTGAGACGAAATGTGGTTGCGTTGATGATAAACCAGAATGGGTGTAGGATTCCAGCCCACTTGATGTCACCTATAAAGCGAAATATCCATTTTTTCAGTTTGAAACCAATGGTTTCCTTCACAGAATTCACCTCCGACTCCAGAACGAAAGACACTACAGGTACGGAACACTATTGTGTTATACACCCTGAGTAGTCTGTCGCTAGGTTTTCCCACTTGTCGTCGGAGTTGTCTGCTTCATGATGACACTCTTTGCAGAGGTATAGTAGAAGGAATGGTTTGGAGTGATCTGGGTGATGTGCTTCGACGTGGTTTGGTGAATCACAGAACTCACACGTGTCCAATGGTATGAGTTTGCCAGATTTTACTGCTTGACGCACAAGGTATCTGGCGTGTGATTTTTCCGGGAACTTTTCCTTATCGTTCCTTGTGTGTTGTGCGTTTTGGGTAGTTGGCTCGCATTTACGATCTTCGTTAGTTAACCGTGAGGAGCATGCACGTGAGCATGTGTGTTTCTTGCCAAGCTTTTCTGTTCGATTGATTCTCTTTTGTTCTTTGTCGAATACTCGGCCGCACCACGCACATTTGACCTGTCTTGTTTTGGCCATTGTTAGGATATCCTGAGCTTTTCCATAAGTGCTGTTACTTTATCTATGCACTGTGTTTGTTCGGCCAGATATAGTTCTACAAAATCTGATGGGTCGAGAGGGAATGGTGCTCTGTAATCATACTGGATGAACTTAGCTTCTGGTAGTATGTCTACTATATATTGTTTGATGATTGTGATTTGTAGACATGGGTGGGTGTTGATAAAGATTGGTTCCTCTGGTTTTGGCAAATTGTTTTCTTTCGCGTGATTACATGATGCTATGTAGACCCGCTCTATAGCGGCGAGTCCTGATATATATTTCCATCTGTTGATCAGGAAGTTTAGTAGATCTCTTTTGTTTGATGGTGCAATAAGCATTGCGTGGTTCCGCTACTTCTTTGGTTCCGTTAGCATCTCGTCAACACAGTCACTAGCAAGACCCCAAAGGTCATCGACTCTTTCTTCTATTCGGTCTTTTGTGAAACTGCGTCTAATTTTCTTGAATCCTCTTTTATTGTCGGATGGTATCATTATGGATACAAACAGCGTACTGTGGAAGTAGACTGTTTTGACTTCACAGTCCTTAGGCGTGTTAGCCCACAACACATTCTCGAATAGTTGTACGATAGCCGGTTTAGATGCGCCAGTCATTGCCATTCCACACTCCCCCCTGTTTGCTACTTCAATTCTTCCGGATGGTGATCGTAATGCTGAGTTATGTACGCTATAAACATCAAGGTATCGATAAGGTACGGTGAGACACTGTGGTCGAAAGCATACATTTGTGCCAGGGTGAACCAGCCGACACCCATGATGTCATCGCAATCTAAGCTTGGCGAACCGATCCACTCTGTACATCTAAAAACATGTATCCTGTAGTTATTGCGTCTTGTTGTTCCAAGTTGCTTCATAGAGACGCCGATTAGTCCGGTTTCTTCTCTTAGTTCTCTTTTGGCCGCATCCAATAATGTTCCGTCGGCAGTTTCTACTGCACCACCAGGCAGTTCCCATTTGCCGCCTAGCGAATCATCCACGCTTCGTTGCACTAGTAAGAATCGTTCTTCTCGTTGCAACAGTGTCCAAGCAACATCGACCATGGCGCTACCCCATTTCTATGTTGGGTGGTAACGAATTCCATAGCTATTATACACCACTCATCTGTCATCACCATCCCCGTGGATAGTCCCCCGCTTTTTGCGTCCAGCAAGGTTTTCTATGTTTGCTTCACATATTTCTGACAGTGTGTAACCACAATATTCCGCGATAGCTTCGATATATGTGATGGTATATGAGATGTGGTTTTGGATACCACTCCTGTTCGCTACAGTCATCGGGTCTTGCCCAGAAGCATGAATGTCCTCTAGAATCTTGGCAATCTCTGAGGCCCGCATATTCATCCGGATTACAAGATACGACATTGGTAGCTCACGAGCGCTTTGTGCTGCGGCTCTACCTCTCATGTAGTACATCATGTCTAGGCTAAGGCCGAGGTCGTAACAGATATTTGCGAGGTACCAACAACAATCACCAAGCTCTTTTGCTATTGCACTCGCTCTGTCTGGAGTAAGTTGATTGCTTGAGTCCCTTATGATCTTTTTGGCTTTATCTGCCACTTCGCCACATTCACCAACCAACCCAAGTGCCGGGTAGATCATGTCGCTGCCTTCCATTTCCGGATATATAGCAGTATGTCGAGCTTGTGTCTGGTACTTGATCAGATCCATGACTATTCCTCCGATTCTTCTTCTGACTCGTGTTTACCTAGCTTCATCCCAGATTGCCATTTTGCGTTCTGTGTTTCTGTTGCGTAATATCTCTCTGGGTCATCTAGTTGTTCCATCACCCAGTCTGCTAGACCTTGGTCTACGGCGTCCTGGGCTGAAAAGATTTTGTCGTGTGAGCACATTTTTTCTATCGTTTTGATTGTGGTGCGTGGCTTTGCTGGCTTCATTCGGCTAAGATAGATTTCGTACATTCGTCTGCGCATCTCTTTAGCGTGGTCTCCCCACGCTTCAAAAGATCTGCATGTGCCATTGTATGCTTCGTATCCGTCATGTATCATAAAGCTGCAGTGCGGGGCTACGATTCTTGAATCACACGCTTGGATGATGATAGACCCCATACTCATAGCGTATCCCCAACACACACCATATACGTGTGCCTTACATGCTCGTATGGCGTCATACATGGCCATCCCATGATACCAATCTCCACCAAGATTGTTCATGTGTATGACGATTGGTTTGGTCTTCGATACTCTGTTGAGGTGGATCATTGCTTTCAGAAAAAATTCAGACATTTGACAGTCGGTTCCCGATTCGGTCCCCGTACTGTCTGTTTCTGGTGTGTGAGATCCTATGTGGATCAGTCTTTGGGATGGTGAGTAGCTATACTCAAACCATCGGTCTATGTCTTCTTTCAGATACGCCACTTTTGTTCTCTCCGTTTTACTCTTCTGTCTCGCTCAGGGTCAATGGATCAGGTATATCGCAGTAGTCACATGGTCCAGCCGATGTGTTAGACGTATAGCAGTGTGGACAGAGTGATTTGATCGGGTTGGTACTCACATGGATCGTGAGAATCTTTTGCGTACAGGATTGACAAATGCATATACCACCGCACACTACATTTGCTGTCCGCATATCCGATCGCAGGTGGCATGTGTCACAGTACACCATTTTTGCGGGGGCTTTTCTTTTCCCGATCAGCACCAGGAACAAGATAGAGAATATTCGTCGGATAGATCTTACTATGATTCTAAACATCGCTTATTGCTACCCCAAGGTGCTTAGCTGTTCGTTCGGCCGTAACCTGACTCATTTCTATCCCCACACAATCTCTGCCCAGTCTGTCACAAACGATTGCCGTTGTCCCGCTTCCGAGGAAGGGGTCTAACACTCGGCCATCCGTTGGGCAATGTCCATCCACGATGCGTTCCACCATCGCTTCTGGTAATTGAGTTGGTAACCACGATCTTCTCTCTTTGAACGTACCACAGATACGAGGGAATTCCCAGACATTTGGTGGCATCTTACCACCCTTCGCGGCACGTTTGTCGTTGTATTTTAACTGCCTTGCACTTGGAACCTTGATGGCTTCTGGTCTTACGAACCCAGAGTTGAGCCAATACACTGGCCGGTAGCACAGTGCATATTTTCCGATTCGTGTTTGATCCTGTCCAAATTTATAGTACCACTGTAATCTTTGTATAACTTTGGTCCCTAGGTATTTGATTGCTGCTTCTACTTCTCCGGTCCATTTCGCGTTGAAGGTGAAGAATATTGGACCGCGAGTAATAGACATCATTTCCAATAGCCATTGGACAATCTTCTGTTGATATACATCGTCCGGGACCTTGTCTTCAAAGCCATCGTACTTGAGTCCTATATTGTCTGGTGGATCTGCTACGATTAGGTCTACAGGGCCGATTTTGTCATGAGGGACTGCTTCAAATGAATTATTGAATACGGTGATCATGCTGCCAACTCCATTGGGGTGTTGCTGCGGAACATTCCACACCATATTATACCGATGACGGGCCGATGTGTTCGCAAGAAAAAAACAAAAAAGACAGGAACGTTTTTGCGAAAATGCACTCTCTATACTATAGAGGGGCGATATTATCGGACTATTTGTGTATAACACGGTGAGGTGATAAAAGTGGCTGACAAGAAAACTAAGCTAAATTGCAATCTAGTTGCTCGTGGGTCTGATAAAGTCGAGGCTGACGCGGCTAATGACTTGAATGTCCCAGATCCGGAATTGGCAACTGGCAAAAAAGTCATTGAGGACGCGATGGGTTCCGAGGAGGATGGAAAGGATGATGATGATTCCGCAGGAACTTCTTGACGAAGCATACCCGATCATCGAGAAGTTAGCAAAATCTCGCAGTCTTGGTAGTGCGTTTGCATACTACACTTCCGATGATGTTGGGCAAGAAATATGGTGTATGTGTCTAGACGCTTTAGATCGCTACAATCCAGAGATAGGACCGATAGAGAATTATCTGGCGAGACATGTTTCCAATAGGCTGAGGAATCTCAAGAGAGACAAATACTTCCGTCCAGGGTCGGACGTTGCGAGTTCCGGCTTGGCGAGAACGAGGATGAATCTTGTTAATGCGCTTCCTTTCGGGTGCGGAGACATAGCAGAGCAAGGTATTGTGCTAGGGCCTACATGTTCGAGCACTGAGCCTGTAGACTACATTCTGTGTACAGAGACTATGAATTATATCCTCGACAATCTACCCGAGCATCTTGTCGAACCATTTGAGAATATGCTCGGCAACAACAAGGTGAGGAGCCCACTGGCCATGGAAGTGAGACAGGCTGTCGCGGAGATTCTTGTCGAGAGAGAACGAGATGACTAAGCCTAAAGTCCAACGACTGTCGTCAAACCCAAAAGCACTCCAGGTTCTCGCAGAAGGCGTTAAGCAGGGGCTGTCTGATTCCCAAATCCAGACAAGACTTGTTGAAGCGTGCGGGTACAAATGGACCATAAACACGATTGCTCGTAGACGCAAGGCTATGGGCGTGACGAAAAAAGTAGGGCATCCGGTAGATACAACCGTGGTCGATAGCCCTATGATGCAACTCCCCCCTCCTGGTCTAGCAGAACCGGAAAAAGCTACGTGGTTCCGTGAGCAGTTCAAGCGAACGCACTTGTTCCGTACCATCAAGAGGCAGTTCGAGCCAGAAGAAGTTTTGGTTTATCTAGAAGACTTTGGTCTCCTGTGCTGTCAGTTCGAAGATATCGTTATCAGCGAATTTATGCAGATTGATGACTTCTTAAAGCACAGAATCTTGGTTGATCGTCAACTCATTCTGACAAGATCGCTGCAGAGACAGATCGCTGATTTACAGGATTGGTTTATCGAACACCCGAAACAAGAGGATGAACCCAAGGACGAAACAAAGTTTCGCATCCTACAACAGAGAACACTAGATGACAAACACAAGTATCTGAAAGCTGCCAATGATCGTTACGACGCATTAGTCAAGGAACGACAAAAGATCTACAGTGCGTTGAATGCTACCAGAAAAGATCGCATGGATGAATTGAAGGGTGGAAAAGAAACTTTCATCGCACTTGTTGGGAGGCTCCAGCATTCGCAAGACGAGAGAGATAGGCAAGGTAAGATGGCCGAATTGACCAGGCTAGCTGCCGAAGATGCGAAGAAAGTATTTAGGAAGCCAGTTGAGTTTCCTGATGGCACTGAGAGTCCAATCATCATGGATGCTGACACAGATTTTGAAGGGGACAGTGATGAGTAAGTCTGCGATATACATACCGAGGCCAGGTGGTACATCTGCGGCTATGAGGTTCGGCTATGTAGATGCATTACGGGCTATGGGATGGACTGTTTACGTATCTGATCCAAAAAGTAAATTGGTGTGTCGCCGTTTGATCGAGGAACATGATATCAGTTTGATCATGACATCCTCTAAATATGGTATCCGTCAGTTGCCTGTCGATGTTATCAACTCCAGAGGTATCTCTGTTTTCGTAGATGCTCTTCCTCTGAACTGCGACGGGCTTTTTATCGATGACCCATACGAAGTAGCACATCAGGATGAGCCAGAGATTCTGGCAGGGATCGAATCGATGGTGGTGCACACCAGGTTTGAGCCTCATCTATGGAGAGATTTCTTTAGTGGCTGGGCTGTGAATGGGATCGATCTTGTTCATGTTCCATTGGCTGGCAACATCATACGAGCTTTGCCTGCGGACTGTGATATTATGACAGATGTTGCTATGATAGCCAACTTTGGCCATCGCCAAGACATCATGAGACACCTGATAGAGCCACTATTTAAGCATCTTGATTTAGTAGGAAATACGTATCAAGCATTCGGTGACGACATTTGGCATAGAGCCGGTTTGAGATATAATGGTCCGCTAGTCAACGAAGATAACAGGATGGCATATATCTATGCCACAGCGATGGTTTGCCCGAACGTCCACACCAGAAGACAGGTAGAATTGCAGGCTGCGGTGAATGATCGTTCGTTTATGATCCCATTGTGTGGTGGGGTGCAGGTATCTGACACACCACTTATCGAAAAGTATTTATCTCCGTGTTGTCCGGTTGCTAAAAGTATCACGGATTTCATGCAAAAGGTAGTCGGTTTGACGTACGATAATCCGAAACGAAAAGAACACATCCTTGGTAGCGTTACCCATGTAGCTAACAATCACACATACTTCCATAGGCTAGCCAGTCTTTTTGAACAAGCTGGTATTGAAGACCGCAAGACAGAAGCAGAGAGGACAGGGCAGAATGCTGCAGTGCGTCATTGCTGGGAGATTGAAGCAAGATTAAGTGCAGCGGAAAGGGGAGTTCCGTATGAGTCTCAAGCCATCCAATAAACGCAACCTAGAAAGAAGAATTGCTGGTGTGACAATGCCGATTAGTCGCAAAAGGACTAAGTGGTGTCGTAACTGGCCATGTCTCTGCGGCAGTGGTAAGAAGTACAAGAAATGCTGCTTGAGAGACATAGATGCGCTTACGGCAGTAGATGGAGATGCGAAGGTAGAAGAACTTCCTCCAGAAATTAAGGATATTGTAGAAGAAATACAGGCCAAGCTGAAAGAAGGGGGTCTGAAATCCAATGGGTAAGACAGCACTGATTACCGGAACGACAGGACAGGACGGGAGTTATCTGGCAGAGTTTCTACTGGACAAAGGATACGATGTGTACGGTGTAATTCGAAGATCATCCGTTGACACCACGGAGAGGATTGCGCATATCATACACCATCCACACTTCAAAACAGTTGAGGGTGATATCACGGATGCTACTTGCATGCATCGCCTCATTTCCGGTATCAAGCCAGACGAAGTATATAATCTTGCAGCAATGAGTCACGTGGGAACTTCATTCGACCAGCCCATCACTACATGTCAGATCGATGCTGTGGGTCCGTTGAATATCCTAGAGGCGATCCGTCAATCATCACCAGAGACAAGATTCTACCAGGCTAGTACATCCGAACTTTTTGGCGATACACCAATAGCTCCCCAAAACGAAGAATCACCCCTTACACCGAACTCGCCATATGCCGTAGCCAAACTATACGCACATCACCTAGTAGGCCTTTATCGTCGTGCATATGGTATCTACGCATGTGCAGGAATCTTGTTTAACCACGAGTCAGAACGTCGGGGAGAGACATTCGTTACTCGCAAGATCACCAAGTACGTGGCTATGCTACAAAACTGGATGGATACTCACGATGGCACACCAATCAAGGATGTTGATGTTAGACCATTAGCCCTTGGCAACATTGAGGCCAAAAGAGATTGGTCCCATGCAGAAGACATGATCCGTGGGATGTGGTTGATGATGCAACAGGAAACCCCAGATGATTATGTCCTCGGTTCCGGCGAGACACACACGGTTCGAGAGTTCTTGGATATTGCTTTCGGGTCCATCGGCCTTAACTATGAGGATTATGTTGTAATTGATCCAAAATTCTATAGACCAGCAGATGTGAACCTTTTGCACGCAGATCCGTCAAAAGCGAAAGAGGTTTTGGGATGGGAACCGACAGTGTGCTTCGGAGAGCTTGTTGATAGGATGGTCCAGAGTGACTATCAGGAGATACTGCAATGCCCAGATTAGTCCTGCCGACATACAGAGTCATCAGAGACACACGTGAGCAGGAGGGTCATGGATGGATGTTTGGTGCGCATGTCCCAGATCGTCGACCGCCGAGATGTGACGGAACCGTAGTAGACACTCTCCAAACTGGGGACTATTCTTTGGTTGGATACGAAGACATTCTTGCCATTGAGCGCAAGGCTGATTTCTCAGAACTGTGGGGGAACTACAGCAGCAAGAAAAGACCAGCGTTTGAGAGAGAAATGGAGAGGATGTCTGAGTTCAAGTATGCATATATCATTGTGGAATCACTATTGACACCAGACATCATGGAACTATCGCCGCCGCAATTTTCGAAAGGTGTGCCCGGCAAGTCTCTTATTAGATGGCTGATGCACTTGTCTGCAAAGTATGATGTACACATAATCCCTGCTGGTTCATGCGGAAGAAAGATATCGCAGATGCTTTTCGAAGAGGTCGTCAGAATCGAGAAAGATCGCTGGGTAGAGAAACCGCCCACACCGAAGTCGAAGGGAGATTGCGTTGGGTTCTAAGGTAACTCTTAATGATTTGCTCTATGGAGATCAGGGGACGTATGGCCACCTGTTCCCTTTCAGGGATCGTGTACCAACAGTTAAAGAGCATATCTTTACACACCTGAAGCAATCGAAAGATCCGCTAGACGAATTTGTTGTCAACAGGATGTTGGATATCCGGTACATTGGGTGGACGGCCAAAGAGATACTCAATATAGATCTTCTCCCAATTCAAATTGCAATGTTGCAAATGATGTGGGATAAGCCGTTCCCTATGTTGATCGCATGCCGTGGTGGCGGTAAGTCATTCATGTTGGCTGTATATGCTGTCTTGCGGGCGCTGTTAGACCCAGGTACGAAAGTTGTTATCGTTGGTGCTGGCTTGAGACAAGCAAGATTGGTTTTCAATTACATCAATACGATATGGGAGCAATCGCCAGTCTTAAGGAACATTGTCGGTGGTGGAAAAAATGCTGGTCCTAGACAAAATGTAGATTTGTGTTATTTCAA